ATAGCAAATCTAAATTTTTAGTCAACTGTTCCCAACTTGCTCCTCTACGCACAAATTCAAACTGTTTTCCTACATTTTCAAAACTCACACTCCAGCGCACTTTCTTTCTAGTAGATAGGCGCTGAAATACCGGATTGTTTTCTAAGTTTAAACTTAAATTTGAAATTACATGAATATCAACTGTGTCCGGTATATTGTCAAGCAGGTCTGCGCATTGCGGAATTAACAAAGGCTCACCACCAATTAATGCCACAGTTTTAAGATTTTGTTGATGAGCAGTTATATAATCAATGACATTAGTATAATATTCTTTGCGTTTAGTCTGTAGTGGGATACTTAACTTTTTGGCCCACATACTACTATCGTTTGGATTACAGTACACGCACATCAAATTACAAGCATTGCTCCAACGTACATCTAATATAGCAGGAGCATGATAATTAGAACCTAAGTCATTTATATCCAAACTATTATTGTTATGCCAGTTACGTTCGCTAGTAGTGACATCACCTTGCTGTTTACAGCCTATACAATAATTAGGAATATCATTACTGGCAATTTGCTCTCGCAATTCTTGCCAGCTCAATGAATTTAATATTTCTTTAATATTTTGTTCATTGATATTACCAAATCCGTATGCTCCAGAACAACAAGGTTTAACATCACCTTCGGTTGTAATATGTAAGCCTCTCCACGGAGCTGCGCAATAGACTTTAGTCATTTATATTCCTATGGAGCGGGATAAGGGGATCGAACCCTCGCTAAAAGTTTGGAAAACTCTTGTGCTACCATTACACCAATCCCGCATAAAACTTTTGGTGCCGGTTAACGGAATCGAACTGTTGACCTTCGCATTACAAGTGCGCTGCTCTACCTGCTGAGCTAAACCGGCTTAAAACTTGGTACTCCCAACGAGATTCGAACTCGTGTTACCTGCGTGAAAGGCGGGTGTCCTAGGCCTCTAGACGATGGGAGCAAGGTGTCTAGCTACCAGCACTACCTGGCCCTAAACTGAGTAGTTACCCTGTCCGACTGTTTCCATCTGGTACGAAACAATAAAACCCCTACGTATTTCTCAAGTCGCTCGGAAATGGAGCCTTGCAGTAGAACGTATGCACTGTGCCGTTATGGTATTGGCAATGACCCACTTTCATAAAGTAAAAGTGTAACCCTAGTGTTGGTTGCGGTCGCAGGACTCGAACCTGGTCTCGAGCTTATGAGGCTCGCGAGCTGCCAATTGCTCCACCACCGCGTCAGTATAATAATATTATATAGTCAACACACACTATTGTCAACCTATTTATGCTGCTAATACGTGATGTAAACGGTCTGCAGCATAACTAGCGGCCCAGGCGTTGGGTTTAACCATTGGGATAACATTACAAGTACCGCGAATGTAACCAATTGCCTGTGTTACTACACAGCTCGAACCGTGCGCTTCGTTTGGATTGATATCCAAGTGAACAGCAACATCGCGCCCTTCTAATACTTCGTGTAATTTCAAATATAATTCTGAAATTTTATATACTTCGTTCATTAGACGCATACTTGGTCGATTGCGCTTTTGGTCGTAATCTACTTCGGTTGATGTTTCACCAAATATCTTACAACCATGTTTCCCATCAATATGAACTACAATAGCCAAAGTATATTCGGCATGCCATTGTCCGTTCTTACGAAAGCGTGTACTATCGCCGCCAATGTATATTTTAGTTTCTGGAGTTTGTGCGTTAATAAAATCACGCACTTCGTCGAAATTCAGTTTTTTCATATACTGCCCTTTATTGTATTTACTATTACACTAAATCCAAGTAGTACATTAACTTATGTTTTACCATAAGGTTTGGTATACGATATTTTTCTGTATCTCTAAACCCAATCATATGCCCAACTTCTGCCACGGCACCACTACGTGCTACCCCCATATGGCAGTGTACCACTACATTCATACTTTCGTTCCATGCTTCTTTTAATGCTTCGGCAATACCCTTAGCATCAGCGTTGGTAATGGCTGCCGCATAGTAAAACTTTTCGCTGTCGCTTTCTTCTACATCTAAGAAGTAGAACTGATGTACTCGGCGAAAGTCATATTTAGGCTTTGGAAACTCTACACCAGGATCTACGATCTGTATTAGCATACTGTTGAAACCTGGGTCGTAATGATAGCCCTTGCGTACATCATCAAGACTGATATTTTCAATCCACGGTTTCATCATCGTGCTCTCCTCGCTTTCTTAGTTCATCTATTAGGCCATTATAGGCCAAGGTTTCTTCTTGCCCCAATGCTTCTAACATATTGACGCAACTTATGATATGTGCCGTTTCCATGTCTCTAATTAACAATATCTTGCGATCTTTAGTTAACCATGTCATACGATGCTGTCTGCGATAATTCTTAAAGTCCGCATTATTTGGCGTGCTTAGTATATCCCAGGCTAATTGTTGTTCTTCGGTCATAAGCGTATTATACAGTCATTTAGTTGACTTGTCAAATGGGGTGTCTAACGGGGTTCGAACCCGTGATGCAGGAATCACAATCCTGAGTGTTACCACTACACTATAGACACCATAGAGGTTGCTGTTTTACCATTAAACTACCGTAGGCTGCTATTTCGCTTGACCTACAAGCTGGACTCGAACCAGCAAAGCAACGTAAACTGGAGCGGGTAGCGAGAATTGAACTCGCAATTCAACTTTGGCAAAGTCGTAGGTTACCATTACATCATACCCGCATTATAATCTTACTGAGCAGTAATATTTTCATTGATTTAGTCAGTTTTGACTAGAAATGTTACTGAGCAGTAATATTTGGAGCCCTGTGAGGGAATCGAACCCCCATCCTGAGTTTCGAAGACTCTAATTCTATCCGTTGAACTAACAGGGCATTTGGAGCAACGGGTCGGATTTGAACCGACGTACAAAGGATTTGCAGTCCCTGCCATTGGGCCACTCTGGTACCGTTGCGTAATGTACATAATTATGTATATTAAAGGTTTTTATATGTTTAATATACATCTTTATATACTTTATGTTTGGCTCCGGTGGAGAGAATCGAACTCCCACTAATGGTTTTGGAGACCATCGCACTGCCATTATACTACACCGGAATATTTGGCTGGCAAACCTGGGCTCGAACCAGGGACACGCGGATTAACAGTCCGCTGCTCTACCAACTGAGCTATATGCCAAAAAAACTACTAAAGGATTTAAAACTGGCCTGCCCAGAGAGATTCGAACTCCCGACACCAAAGGTAGAAGCTTTGTGCTCTATCCAGCTGAGCTATGGGCAGAGAAACTTTGGCGCGGTGTATGGGGCTCGAACCCACGGCCTCCAACGTGACAGGCTGGCGCTCTAACCAACTGAGCTAACACCGCATTACTGGTGGAGTGTCCTGGGATCGAACCAGGCGTGCCATAGGCGGCGGATTTACAGTCCACTGCATCACCGTTGATGCTTCCACTCCTCGACGCTCTCATATGAAAGCGTATAATAAAATACACTGGTTGACCCTTGAAATCAGAAGACGCTTTGCTCTTGACGCAGTGTACTTTATTATAACAAGTATTTTCTGTTCACATAAGAACATGCCATCCACTTGTCCGCCCGTTTACAAACTATCTTTAATGTGCCTTGTTGGACCTCGTTTCCGAGACACATAAAACAAAAAACCCTAAGTCTTTCGATCTTAGGGTTCTTAATTAAAATTAACTTATATTATATATAAACTCTAATTAAGATCCCCATAGATACTATTCGGTGTGCGATCATTGCCTAATGTCTCAATCGCTGACCAATAAGACATCGTGGCAAGTGCGCACACTTGTTTTGATATATTAAATTGATGTAGCTGGTTAAACATTTTGCTTTCGCATTCCTTTAATTAATTTCTTACTATAACAACTATTATACAGTCTATTTATTAGCCTGTCAACCTGTTTGTTAATTTATTTATATCTTTTATTTATACTTCTAAATCTGTCCCTGGTATTACTTCAACTTCTTTTGGTTTCTTTTTAGGTGCGCCCCAGAAGTTAGTTGTTGCTGTTTCACTTTGTACACCGCGAGCGATTTGTTTGATTTCTCCGCCGGTGGCTAAAAACTCTTTCATTGCTTGTTCATATTCTTCGTTTGTCATACTTGTCCTTTATTTGGTGGGCCTGGTGAGATTTGAACTCACTGTCTTTCGGTTATGAGCCGAGTGCTTATACCAGGTTTAAGCTTCGGGCCCAAATTCTTATCGTACCTTGTCTAGATACTCTTTACCAATCTTACCTTCAGCAAATTCAATAATTGCAGATACATTGGCACGATTAGCATATTTAACTTTAGAGCCAGCACGTTCGGCTATAGTACGAGCAGTAGCAATTTCACGAGCACGTATAGCAGCCGCAAGTATTAACTTAAATTGATTATTATCAAATACTGCTAGCGCATCGTCGATATTATAAACCTCTACTGAACTTTTTGTTGCGGCCATTTTATTGTCCTAAATTATCATTTAAAAAACTATTATAACACCTTTATTGATCAGTGTCAATCATTTTAACAGTGCCAGATGTAAATCTTATCATGTTTCTTTTTACCTGTGGTCAGCAACTCTTTCTTCTGACCCATTTGCTGTAATAGATCCTCTTCTTCATCGCAAGGTGTAAGTCCATTCTTTACAGCGTCTTCGTACATCTTAGGACTAATGTTAAAACAAACATGCCCGCCTTGCTTGATATTATCTACACATTTCTGCCACAAGGGTATAAAGAACTCTTTATAGAACGCAGTGTCACTGTCCCATAATTCCATGTGCTCGTATATCTCTAAGTTGATATACGGCGGGCTAGTAAGTACAAAGTCATAGTCTAATTTACTAAAGTCTACTGCTAAACAGCTATCCCATATCATTTGACGCAGTCCAGCACGTTCGACTTTAAAGTTTTTATTCTTAAATCCTGTATACTCATCTAAGAATGTGATCATGCTTTCATAAGCAGGTTTCATTTCTATGTTAGTGTCTATGCCTGTATAGTCGATGCCCAAACTCCAAGCACCTAACATACGTCCGCCCCATCCTGCTGTAGGATCTAGTACACTCTTTGCTCGATACTTCTTATATAGGTATTTGGCAGTAGTTGCTTTGAACATAACAATACTGCCTAAGTTAATACGGAAACATTCAAACACATTACCTGCCGCTGTGCGACCGCCACGATTACGTTTGCGTGTGCTGTCTATTAACTTAGCCCATTCTGTTGAATCGTTAGCAATGTCGTAGATTGTTTTGCCATCTTGTCTGCGACATTTAAGTAGATTCTTAAATTGAAAGTGGTATAGGAACGGATTGCCAGCAAAGTTATTGGCGTTGGTGTCAGCATCAAACTTGTCTAGATTCTTTAGATCTTTATCTAGTTCAGCAGTCGTGATTAATTTGTGAAGTTCAATATCACTGATGGTAACACTATCTAGATGTGCGTTAACAGGTTTGAGAGTCATACTGTATTATACAGTCAGTTGAATTAAATTACAATAGTTCCCAGCTGATAAACTGTGGATTTTTTAAACTTTGAATACGTACCGTAGGATTACAAGCAAACATACCATTAGCATAGCGCACGTATATGTCCAACTCTGCGTTTTCTTTACTGTCTGGGCGACCAATCTCAGCAATAAAGCGTTGACTAGTACCATCTGGCTCAGCATAGCGTAAACGTTTGATAGTTAGCTGTGCTACTTGATCGATAGTTGGAACATAGTACAAATTTTGTGGAGTAAGATAATAGTAAGGTTCTGCCCCAAAACGTAGCATCTGCGTTAATTCACCGCTTTCTCGTAGATGGTTTTCAATTATTAATTCAAATGCCTTGGCAATCTTAGAATATAATGGAGTAGCGTAGCTTTTCTTTGTTTGCCAGTTTTTTTGGAACCAATCACCAAATACACGTTGCCATGTCGAGTTCTTACCGATGTTATTTAAAATAAATTCTTCGCTTACACTGGTTGAAACTAATGATTTTCCTTTTTTGTATACAATCTCAAACTCACCGCGTGAGCTATTAAATTTAATACTGTAGCGACTAATAGGAATAATTTCTTGATCTGGGCTTGCTTTGGCTTCAGCAATAACATCAGCAAATACTGCCTGCTTCATAGTATTGTATTCTTGTTCTGCGTGGAATTTGAATACATCTACGCCCTTAGCAGTAGCAATACCTAATTTCTTAGGTGTTAGATTAGCCAGCGTAATACCGCCTTCCGCTTTAATACTAATACCTAATGTAGTACTTTGCGCAAAGCTAATATCAGCGACGCCGCCCGCAATGTTGGCGCCGCCTGCCCAACCTAGTTTAGTAGGCAGGCCGCCAGATTTGGCTTTAATTTTGGGCATAATTTGTTGCGCAAGGCTTGCCCATTGTGTAAAAATCTTAGGGTCAAAGTTAGGAATTAAAAGTTTTTTAATATCATTGTAGGTCTGTACAGGATTTGCCAATCTAGCCGCAGGTATACTTGCTTCTGGATTTTGTGGGTCAAATTGACCCTGTCCTATAAGGCCAAATAGCAGACCAACTTCGCTGTTATAACGAACAGGTCCAGTACCGCCACCCTCTGCTATTTTTTGTACAACTTCAAATATTTTCATAGTATTGTATTTATTCTTTTCGTTCAATGTCATTCTCCGAACAACGTGCGCCATATTGTAGTTCCACTATGCGGCAAGGTTCAGCAAACGGATTGCTTAGTTGATGCCATGATTCAATAGTTATGTGGACTCGTTGGTGTCTACTAAATTGTTGTTCGATTATCTGCCCCGATACTCTTTCAAATTGACGTACTGCGCACTTGCCTTCAGTAACTAACCAATCCTCACTACGAAACATATGACGTTGCATTGATAAGCTCTTACCTGGGTCGATGGTTAATTCCTTCACTTTGGTGCCAGAAACGTCGTGTAATACACGATAATAGCCCCAAGATCGAATGGTTTTAGGCGCTTTCCACTCCTCTAAAATCCAGCTGCTACTGTTGAGCTTGTTTGCTCCACCGATCCCGAAGACAAACTCAACATCTTTACACTTCATTTCCGGAATGTTCTTAGCAGTACGGTCGCCGCCATTGGCAAATACAATGTGACTATTAGGATACAGCATCTTAACATTATTAATTGCTTCCACAGCACTGCCGTCGTCATCGTTAAACAATATACAATGATCAACCATCTTTAGGTTCTGTATAATAGCAATACGTTCTGTGCCGGGCATAAACGCACGACCTTTCTTACGTTCTAGCCACGCATCGCTATTAATGCCAACAACCAGTATGTTGCCAAGTGCTCGAGCAGCTTTGAAGTATTCTATGTGCCCGCTGTGAAGTGGGTCAAATCCTCCAGTAACTAGTACAACTCGATTAATCATATTTTTTCTTTGGAGGGCGCATAACGCCAATTGGTTTGGCTATTTTAGTGCCGATTGTAGTTTCTTTTGCTTGTTTAATAATTGAGATGTTAGATTCTTCGCTAGTATTAAATACCCCAGTAATTGACGGTTCACCTGCTTCTTCAGGAATTTCTGTCCATTGGCTAACATAGTCAACAAAATAGTTTTCGCGATCTAGCCACGGGTACAATATGTCCTCTTGTCTGAGATGACCGTAACTGTTAATACTGTTAACTAAGGTAGTGTGCAGTAGGCCGCTGTCTACTAGATCATACCATGTGGTTGTTTTTGGATCCATCGGAGCCACTGAGGATTTATATACTGCTATGTGTAGCCAAGAATCATTAAATTGTTTTAATAGATAAGCATCACGACAGTCAAATCCATTAACTGCTAACATGTACAATAGGTTAACGGGTGTATAATGATAGAAGCACCCGCTGTGCGATCTACTGTAGTACTTGTTGTCAGCAACTCCGCTATGCTGAGGCACACAAATAACCAACATACCGTTTACATTTAGCATACTATTCCATAATCGCAATGTGTCTAATGGGTTAGTGGCATACTGTAGGCTATCGTGTGCCCACATAAAATCAACTTTAATGGGCAGACATAGCTCTGTAAAATCTTTTTCTCGTTTAACAATGTTTGGAAGGTCGGGCACCTGCGCTAACTTTCCAGGGTCTCGATCCACGGCATAGACTGTGTAATTATGAGGTTGTGGAGGGTCGTCACGGGTAGTTAAAGTTGCCCACCATAGAGTATCTTCGCCTGAACCACAGCCCATGTCGGCAATCGTATGAATACTGTCTAGGAAACTATCGTACTCGTATAGCTGATTTAATATTTTAAGACTGTGTCTTTCGGTCATTTTTTAGGGTCCTAAATAAGAAATCTCTACTAAAATCACAATAAGCCTCTATAAATTTAGCAGTACTGCGTAGTTCTTTAGATTGATCATTGAGTAATCTGCTATTGCGTATCTCTTGTGCTAGTATATCAACTTGATTTTTAGCATGGGCATATCCACTTACATCTATAATATCAACAGCAGTCGGGCAACCTAATTGTTTTATTTGTTCCCACTCTTCTAAGAGTTCGTTAATTGATTGAGGCATCTTCCATACCGGCGGTACGCAAACGGGTTACGTGACCTAACATAAAGTTCTTACTTTCTAGGCCTTTCATAATACCTAGCCATTTGTTACGTAGTAAGGCCACTTCATTGATGATAGTTTCCATATCAATGACTTCATCTTCACCGTCTACATACTTTTCAGCATCACGTGAGGTTAACGCACGTGCGTATGCTTCTAGGTATTTTTTAAAGTGTTCCTTGCGGATTTTTCTTAAGCGAATGTTAAGAAGATTAAGCACAGCTTCAATCTCTTGTAGTTGATTAAAGCGTTGCTCAGTAATGCCTGGTAGTGCGGCTAAGTTCTTTTCAATATTACCGTACACTCCAACTTCTTTTTTAGCTACAGCTAATTCATTAGTGTAGTAATCTATAAAGTCGGGGAGATTGGCAATATTCTGAACTACTCGGTTATACCACATTAATAGTCGTCACTTCCATCGTCGTCATCATATTCAGCTGCGTCATCTTCACCTAAATATTCTTCAACAGCACGTTTAAGGTATGCATCTGTGCCACCAAACTTTTTAAGGTCTGCTTCTGTGATGCTGTGATCAGCTACTACACTGATCACATGGTCTGCGGCTGCTTGACGATCTTTAGAATTAATATACTCTTTTGTCGTTAACCACATTTCGCCTAAGATATCTACTTCTAAGCTCATTCTTCTGTTCCTTGTTCTGGTGCTACGTTTTCACTTAAGTCCTCATCTGAGGCTTCAACAGCTTCAGTACTTAGCAAAGGGTTAACATTAGCTGAAATTTCTGCCATTACTTTGTCTAGACACTCATCTTCATTACGTTCCCATGCTTTACGGAACTTTTTAATAACAACACCATCTGATAGTGTATAGACTAAGCTGTTGCCTTCTTTCTTAAGCAAGTTCTTAGCTTCTAGCATATCTACCATACCTGAGTAAGGACTCATACCAGTTTCATATGGAATTTCTACTTGTACCGACTCAAACGGTTTAGCATAACGTGTTTTCATAATCTTACAAGCAGCACGGATACCGTTAACAGTTGTAGTCTTATTACCATCAGCGTCTGTTTTAAGTTTAAGTTTACGCATAGCAACTACAATACTTGATGCGTAGATAAAACCTTGACCACCTGAAATTTTATCATCTGGGTCAAACATATCTTGTGAAGCGTATGTGTGGTTAGTTGCTACTAAGCCCAAGTTTAATGTACCAAACATGTTTACACAGTTACGTACAAGTGCTGTAAGTGCTTTAGGTTTACGACCCATGTCACCTTTCATTTCGCCTGCTTCAAACTGGTTAACATCTGTTGGAGTAAGCATCATACCAAGTGAGTCTAGAACAAACAACACTTTAGGGCGGTCTTCTTCTGGTAGTGTGCGATATTCTTTAACAAAGTCACTGATAACTTTAGCCACATCATCAATCATAGCCATGTTCAGTTTTAGCAATTTGTCTTCTGTAGTATCTACGCCTAGTGCGTGTAACCATGCTTCGTCAAGTGCGTTTTCTGTATCAATTAAGATAACATAAATGCCTTGCTCTTGTGCGTGGCGCACAATATTACCTGAACAGATAAATGATTTACCCGCGCCTGATTCACCAGCAAACACAGTTACCTTACCCATTGGGATGCCTTTGTTAAAGTCTCCGCTGAGTAGGTAGTTTAATGTGTAGTTGCCTGTTGAGATCCAATCAGTCGGATCATTAAAGCCAATGCCCAGACCTTCAATGCTCTTGGTAATACTCTTTCTAAACTTACTAATATCAAACGGTTTTGCCATGATTATTTGCCTCTCTCTATTAAACTATATAATTCTTTAAATGTATTCCTACTACTTATATTTCTTCTTTGATCTAGTTGAGATAAAAATTGTAAACTAGAATCTATATTCTTTACAAATGGTTTATGTATGTATTGTAACATATTCTTTAGCCCATCTTCAAGTAAAAACTTTGGATTTTGGCTAATACGATCTTGTATTGCTGTTGCTACTACTTTTAATACACTATCGGGTAGATTTCTAACATCTAATTGGGAAGGGCCAGTTAAATTTGATATGACAAAACTATTATTGTGAAACCCCTGTGCTGATAAAAAGTCAACACAATCAAAAATAGATCGATAGTTTAATACAAAGTGTAACATATTAAATGTTATTTTGTGATCCAAACTACTAATAATTTTTAGATTATCTAAAAAGGTCTGCCATTCGCCGCCGTAGCGTATATATTCGTATTCGTCCTCAATTGCTTCTACACTTACTATCCAATGTACATTTTTGAACTCACAGACTAAATTAAATATTCTAGTATCAACTTTACTTAGGTTAGTATTAACTCTAAGATGTACACCGGGATTAACTTTACGTAATAATGTAAGTAATTCAAAGTTTTCCTTCATTAATAGCGGTTCGCCGCCAGCTAGGTACACATGTTTAAGATCGCTAGCATGCTCAAATATATAGGCTTTAAGTTGATCTAACTTATCCGCCGAGGGCCTTTCGACGGGCATATCTAATTCTGTAGCCCATTTACTGCTCAACTCTGGCCCGCAATATACACAAGCAAAGTTACATAAGTTACTCCAGCGTACATCTATCTTATGTAAATTGTAATTTATTGGGTCGGTGTACAGCGTTCGATCGACTTCTCGCAGTTCTTTAAGATAGAATATACGATCGCTAATGATTTCAAAACTATTCTTGCCACGTTCTTTGTCATAACAACCGTAGCAGTCCGGACCAGGCTCATCTGCTAACATTAGTTCTTTGATACCTATGTTTTTCGAACTATGTAATATTTCTTCAATGGTGTTGTCTTTAATATTACCTAGTAAGCCATTACTTCTTGTACAATTTGCCACTGTGCCATCCGGATTATACACCAACCCCGACCACGGCAGTGGACAAAAATGTTTATTAGTTAGGTATTCTTTAGCTTCCATTATCTAGTAGGATCCTTGGATAATAGGGTTATTTCTACAATTTCTAAATTAGGTTCAACTAACTCAATACAGTCTACTAACTTAGTTGCCCATTCATTGACATCAGCGGCCGGCCACGGACTAACATCGCCCGGCTGTGTTGCTACACCACCGGGTTTAACTAATAGAAGTCTAGGACCTATGTTTTGCCAAGCTAACTGCCTGGCAGCTTCTTCTAATGCTACCTTTTGTGTGCGATATTCATCCATACCAAGCCCGGGTTGGGGACTAACCGGGCATAATGTTGACGCAGTACTAATTACCATGATGCGTTTATGACGTTGCCCTTGCCACGCCGCTGCTAGTTTGTACAATAATTCAACTTGAGCAAATCCTGCTTGAGCATTACTGATAAACATATCACAGCTTGCCGCTTGCTCTAAGATCTTAGCAGGTATTTTAATGTTGTATCCACTACGACGACTTAGCCCTACAATCTCGTGGCCGCGGGCAGCATACACGTTAGCCAATGCTTGTCCTATTCCTGCGGTATGTCCTGTAATAGCTATTTTCATTCTATTCCTCGTAATTGTTTTTGTTGTTGTATGTATGCCAAGGATTCCGGGGTGTCTTTATTTTTAACATCTAACTCAGATGGATGTTTTAAATAAGCATAACTGTGATCTAACTTATGCTCTTTAACGAACGCTAATATGTTAGGTAAATCGTCTATGTTTAATACGCTAACAGTAGTCCATGTATTCAACTTTACAGGCATTTCCATATAACGCTGTAGGTTAGCATAGAACTTGGCCCATTTGATGGGATAACGTACAAGATCGTGTACAGGGCCTATGCCGTCTAAACTAACGGTTACTGTGATGTCAACTCCGCGATCAGCTAACGGTAATAGTTCTTCTAACACTGTGCTACAGTTTGTGTTTAGTCTAACTGACTTAATGCTAGTAGGTAAGTTAGCTAGTATATGTTTATAGTTTTTACTATAGCTAGGTTCGCCGCCATTGATGTCTAAATGTACAATTCTATCTAGTGGCAATTCCCAAAACTTATTTGAATTATCCACTATAGTGTACGTTTTGCTTTTTAATCCGCCAATTAATGTGCTGTGATTTTCATCACAGGTTAGGCAAGCACTGTTACATACATTGTCTAGCACCCCGCCTACTATCAAATAGTCAGGTTGCTGTTGTATTCTATCAAATTTAATAGCATTTAGTCTAATACTAGAACTATTAATTGCTTCTGTTTCTTTGCAACGAACGCATTCTATGGGCCACGTATCATCAGCAAACTCTTGTTTAATATTCTTAAGCCACGTACTACTATCCATAGCAGTTAAATTTTCAAACTGCGGTGACTCAATCATGTGACCACAACGGCCTACAGTACCGTTAGGATTAAAGCGTACAAAATGATCAAGTCTAGGGCAGTACATTAACGATATCTCGACTATGTTTAATTATTTTATTGAATAGCACAGGTTGTGTATTTTGTATATATGTTACAATTTCTATTAAGGTAGTTTCTTTACCTATAAAATTATCTATCAGCACACGATCTAAATTATTGTATTTGATAATGTGTTGATTGTTTAGCAGGTGTAATCGTAGGTCTTCATTGACTTCTTGCTGGTTTTCTTTAGCTGTAGTTAGCTCAGATAATTCAGCAATATCTCTAAGATACAATATTACGTTAGGATCTGCGTATCTTGCTAACTGAATTAGCCAATGGAATTGTGGTAAAAAATGTCTATCTAAAAATAGATAGTTTTCAGCAAAATATAGTATTGTTTTAGGATCTAGATTGGGTTCTAGGATTAGAGTTTCAGTAATAAAAGTATTAACCCCAGAGATAAACCGAACAGACGGCTCTCTGAGGAATACTTCGATCCTACCCAACTTTCGGATCTGCTGATTTAGCAATGGTCGCCAGCCCTGTATTATAGCTTCCGTTGCTAAGGAACTGCTACCATTTTTAAAGATGGGGTAGACGTACCGCTGTGACGGTACTATTTCTAATACTTCACAGCGGTTAGGAAAGATTATTTCATCTAACCTAGATAACATCTATATACTACTAGTTAGTTTTTTGACGGTTACGAATCATCGCTAGGATGTCTTCAGCACGTTGGCCGCCAGCTGCTGGAGTAGCTATTGGTGCTGTTGGAGCACTAACTGCCACTTCATCTTCCACTACAACAGGATCAGGAGTGAACGGAGGGTTACTTTCTACGTGTTCACTTTCTACTGCGCGATCTGCCGTTACTGGAGCTGCTGTAGCTGTTGCTGCCGGAGCTGCTGTTGCTGCCACACCACGTGGGCGATAGTAAGCACCCCAACGTTCTGTATCGTATGGTTGACCATCAACTGATGCTTCAAACATCTCTTTGATAACTTTAAGCTCAACATCGCTTGGTTTCTTAGGAAGGAATTCGCTAAGATTATACAAACCGTGCTTCTCGATAGATTCAGCTTCTTCTGCTGTTAGCGCAGATTCTTTGCGTGACCATTTTGAAGTTGAGTAGTCAGCATATCCACCTTTTGATGTTTTGCTAACTGTAAAGTCCAAACCACCTTGGTAGTCTGTTGGTAAGTTTTCTAACTCAGGATCAAGTAACGCTGACTTGATTAAGTTAAAGATTTGTGGGCTGATGATAAAGCGACGAATTGGATTCGCAGGTGCTTGGTCATCTGTTAGTGGATTTTCACGAACAAAACCTTGGAACAAGTATGATTTCTTTTTCCAATATTTACGACCCATCTCTTCTAAACTTGGATCCTTGAACCATGTACGTACTTCTGCTAGTACAGGGCAAGATTCACCATACATTTCTACACATGGTACTTGTACTGTTACTGGTTTGCTGTCTGTTTGACCTTTAATGCCTGCGAAAGACAAGTTGATCATTAAACGTTCTTCCCAGAAGAAGTCGTTTTTTGGATTTGCGTTTGGAAGAAAGCGCACTCTAGCGTTTGAACCCTCTGGAATGTTCCAGTGTGCGTAGATTGCGTTGTCGCCTTGTGATTGACCGTTGCCGCTGCTACGGTTTTCTTGGGCTTGTAGTTTTGCTCTGATTTCTGCTAATGATGTTGCCATGATAATTTCCTTTATGTTAAGTTGGTCTTTAATATGCCTAAAACGTATAAGCATCTATATACTATACGTTATATATATTTATCTCGCAAGAGATATTTCTAACTATTTTTACCAATCTTACGTTCTACTATGTCGATGATAATAGCATCACGCTTGAGTTGCCCTTCTAATTCTTTAATAGCAATAGTATTATCGTATGTCATAGTATATCCCAACGATACTGCTACTTCTTGTAGCTGTTTGCGTCTGCGCACTCTTTCTTCCGCAGTTAATGTAGGGTTTGACTTATTATACCATATACCTACTTCTTTTGTTAATATCATGTTAGGATCTGCTCGACTAGTAGTATACAACGGTGTGCCTGGGTGGATACTTAGATTGTAGCCTGCCTGTAACTCTATAATTGTTTTACCTACTAGATGCTTGTAACGTTCTAGCATTGCTAGGGTTTGATGAAAGTCGTCGAGTGTTTCTGTAGGGTAACCAACAAACATAAGTAAAATGGCACGAAGGCCCAACTTATCCATGTATTCTAAACTATGATCTAAATCAGCATTAGTAAAGTTCTTTTTCATTTGCTGCCTAAGATTATCACTGCCTGTTTCTACCCCTATCTCTAAAACAATGTTGCCAGAGGCTGCAATTTTGCGCCAGTAATCTTCATTAGACTGACTAGCGTTTCTTATAATAAACTGGCTGCCCCACGAAAATTTAGGGAAACGCTGTTTAATTTCAATCAGATGATCTAACAACTCATAAAATGCCGGCAGTGATCCGTTAACTAAACTGTCAGTAAAATGGATATGGGCATGATCAAATGTTGTTAGGATCTGCTCTATTTCAGCCGCAATAGATTTGGGCGCACGTTGAGAAAACTTCCAATGCTCGTGTATTTCACAGAATGTACATTTACGTACACACCCCCTAGATCCTGATATAGGAACCCAGATCGGTTGTTCAACTTTCTCAGCTTCTTGTTTATAAAAGTTAACATCGTAATCACCGTAATACGGTAGATAGGGAGCTGTCATTGGAGTAAAATCTAATTGTCTATCAATACCAAAGAACTCTGTTAGAAACTTTGGCCACTGCACCTCGCCGTCACCTTCTATACAAACGTCAGCAGTCATTGCCACTTTGCCGTTTATACTATCTTTAATGCCACTGCCGCCGGCTACTATTGTTATTTTGGGATTTAACTGTTTTAATAACGTTACTAATTCCTGTGCTTTGGGTTTGCTCTTGTAAGTAAATACACTTAAAGCAACTACTTCTGGATCAAACGCTAATATTTGTTCTGCCCAGAATGACACAGTACCGTTGGGGTCTTTATTGAAATCAAGAAATGCCGCTGATAGACCTAACCACTTAGTTGCCCCTAATAAGACAGCAGGGGCACCCGGTAAGTTCCAACTTGGCATTGGTGGGAAGTTGCAGACAACTACATTCATAATAATACTTATCAGCCAACAAAAAAGGCACTATAAAAGTGCCTTTTTCTAATTGATATTATAATTGTTATTTTACTTTAAACCTGCTATTCTGCGCATCTGCGCAATATCTTCATCAAACTGTTTGTTATATAATGATACATCGTCTTCTGGTTCATCTTTAGCTATTGCCTTAATACCATGAGGAATAGTTTTAAGTTTGTCTAAAAAGTTTAAGTCTTTTGCGCCCATACGTTTTAGTTTTTCATCTTTGTTAACGTGGTCTTCGTAACCTTCTGCCAGTGCTGCTTTCATTTCTTCTTTAGATTTGCCATATTTTGCCTGGAATTCTTCGTCTGACAGTTCTGTAAGATCCATGTCAACTTCTTTCATTTTGCCTTCTGCTAGTTCGCCACTGCCTTCTAACTGATCAACAACTTGTTGAACATAAGCACTAACATCGCTAGAACCGATTTCTTCAACATCACCTACCCATTCAGCAACATCTCTAGCCGCATCCATAATTGCTTGTGGGCCGTGTTGTACTAATAAGTCTTTGTGTTGGTTAATAATACGACGAATAATTGCTGATTGAACAGCTTCACAACAATCACTGCTGCTATTATCTTCGTCAACTACTGGGTCATCCATACCACTAGCACCATAAGTATCACCTTCACTGTATTGATCAGGAGTATCTTCGTCGCCAATAGTAGACATAATTTGCCCGTAAATTTCTGGCATGTTTTCTTCTACCCAGACCATAACTACATCACGAGCATCGGCATCGGGATTTGCTTCTGCCAATTCACCCAATTGATCAAATAATCTATCATCACCTATAATATTATACAGTGCGTTGGTAGCGTTTTGCGCATCAACTCCAACAATAAGTGGTTCACTTAATAGGTCAATTAGTTCCGAAACTTGGTCTTCACCTTCTGGTTTAGCCCAAGTACCTTCAGCTACATTGTTAGCCCAACTTTCAAACTGTTCTGCAAATTTATTTTCTTTTTTCATTTTATAAGCCTTTTGCACTAGAGGTAGCGCATCTTCCATTTTATCGTTATAAGTACGTTTAACAAAACGTTCACGCATACTGTCTGCGTCGTAATCGTCCATCAATGTATGTTCTTCATTGTGGAAATGTTCTTTACACGCAGCATAGCCTTTTCGACCACCAATACGTTTAAGAGCATTATTTAATAAACCGTGGTATTCAAATGCTGCTTCAACCATCGATTGTGTTTCAGCATCTTCAAATGTTCTACGAACCATTGCTGATTTAAAAGGACGTAGTTTACCACATTCTTCAGCAATACGTGTAATGTGTTGACCAAAGTCATCCATTAGACTGCCGCCTTCACTAATATGACGTGCCATAGCACGAGCATACTTTAAGTTATTGTGTGGTAATTTGAATCGTTCGCCGTCGTGTGTTTCAACAAAAATACTATTAATGTGACGAGCACGTGCGCCTCTAACTTCATCTACTACAGGCTGGCTATGACGTACTATAATACGCACATTACCGTCATTTTCGTAACTGCTACGACTAGTGCCGTGTAAGCGACTTTCAGATACAACTTCATCTTTGGCGTATGTGCTGTCTGACTTACTTACTTGTTGTAGGTCACGATGTTTTAGTGTACTACGTGTAATATCACGTGGCTCAAAGCTCAATAAGTTACGTTTAGCAAACTCACGTAGTTCACGTAGGAATCCGTACCATGTGTTTTTTTGTTCTTCGTCTAGATCTGAGCTAATGTTTTTGCTGAAGTAGACTTTAAGGCTATTTTCATCAATTAGACTAAGTGTGATGTTACCGTAGTCGTGTCCTTCAGATACATAGTCAAAGTTAAAAAACCGCGCTTCTTCTGGTTCTTGTGTAGCTTTGGCGTTTTCGTCACCGAGCGTGACATCTTCGAAACGATCACGGATCTTTTCAAATAATGATTCGGCTATTTTATTAATTTCTCTCATAGTATTATTTATCTTAAAACATTATAAAGGGCATTGGCTCAATCACATCATCCATTGTGTCGCGCATTGCATTGTCTAACTGACTGTCGAATGATTGAAGCATCATTGCCATACGTACTACTAGTAGCAAGCTCATTACTAGATCGTCGGTTTCGCCCGGTTTAGCAGCATAACTAGGGCCATTGGCTACAAACGTTTTAAGTTCTGAAATTAAGTTTTTACTACAAATAGTCATGCGTTTACTTTCAATTAAATTTTTTAATTTAGCGCAGGCACTTAGTTTTGACTTGTTAGTAGTGTTAAATCCTTTACGATATCTTCTTCCAGAACTAGACTGCTTAGGTTCACTTAAGAATGTACCTTTAATGTTTTCTTCACCAAGTTCACTTACACTAATAAGTGCTGCCTCACCTAAGGTATTGTTTTCCATTGAGTAGTAAATGCTATTCACTGGTACTGTTTCTGCTAGATACTTAGTAATTTCGCTGAGGATACCGATTTGACGTTGTACCATAGTGCGATTATGTTGCCACTCACCGACTTGCTGGAAACTAGGTAATTCAAATATCTGTATAGCTGCAGGATCACCGCCTGTACCTAGACTAGGATCCAACGCTATCATATAAGTCATGCTAGGATTTGGTTTTTTATACCAACGCACTTGCCCTTGTCGTTCTATTGGCTCTATTCCTGCCATTTCAACTAAGTGGCCAGGATTAATCAGTGTTTCGTCCCAAATAATAAACTCACAGTCCATTTCTCGGCGGAAACGCTCATCGCCTAATTGCGCACGTTGCTCGCTGGCCCATTTTTCATCTCGATCTGGATGTTCTCTCCAATAACTACGAAATGCTCTAAATCCGTTTACACCTAGTTCTGTAGTATTACCAAACTCATCAAGTGTTTTATTAGCACCTTTCCATAGGGTAGCAAACTGGTCTTCATCGCTGTTGGGAGTTGAAGTAATAATACATTTACCACCAGTGGCTAGTGTGGGACTAATAGAAGTCCAAAATTCTCGTCCTATGGTAGGGCGAACGAACGCAAACTCATCGCAATACAGTAGTGATATAGACATACCACGACCGGTGTTTTCAGTAGTTGTAGCACTTACAATACGACTTCCATTATCAAAGTCTATACTACCTTTGTTATAACTTACCGCTCCAGCACGTATGTGGTCCGGTACACTTTCATAAGCGTAGCGTATACGCTGCATGATTTCTTGCGAACCTGTAAACTTATGTGCGGCAATAAGAATAGTACTATCTGACACAAACATTGCGTACCATAACAAATAACCCGCGGCACTTGTTGACTTACCGGTTTGACGTGGCATCAATGATATACTATAACGATAGTTGTGATAGGCGTCAATTAAACGCTTTTGATAAGTAAACGGTTGATATAGCATGCGCCCTTTAGTGGGATGCTGGATATAAAAGTAATTACTCATAAAGTACTCGGGTCCTGTTATAGGATCTGCGCACCTTGCAAATTCTTGTAGTTGTTCGTGTGTAAACGAATCCTGCTGATGAGGTTTCTTTACTAGAACATTATCTGTACCTTTTGCTGTTGCCATATAGTTACTTATCCTGGCTTGGTTTAGAGAGTTAAATTACCAGGGCTTTTCGCCTGTTAGATGAGGCATACTAAACCAAAGTTTAAACCACTCTGGTGTGCCTGGTTGGATGTTATTGTTGTTTTGGTATTGAATTTTTTCGTTAGCTGTAATGCTAGGATTACTGCCTTCTGTTTTTGCTACACTACCATAGCCACTATATTCTTGAAGATCAGCTTTATTACCGATGCCAGCCATCACTCTAAGTTGTTCTAATTCGTCCATTATACGCCGTATTTGTTTTTCTTAGGTTTAGCTACAGGACTAACTTTGTTTGCTTTGTTAGATTCAACACTACCTTTGCCGCCATGTGTTTTGCGTTTAAGGCCAAACTTCTTACTAGCATGATCAATTATTTCTTGATCGGCAGCACTGTAGCCTATTGTTACAAAGTCACTGCCTGTGCCGGCACGTTGATCAGCATCTACATCAGGAGCGCCTGCTAGCTCAATACCAAAGCGGTATGCTAGGTACGGATTAGCGTTATTATCTAAATGAGGAAAAGACTGAAGATTAGGAAGAGCATTTTTAGAACCCTTCCTAATATCACCTTCAGTAACTATTTCATTAATTTTCATTAATATTCGTCTTCTTCTTCTAGTCTACCACGTAGATCAGTTACAGAACCTGTTTGACTATTACTACGCAAAAATGCTTCAAGCCACGGGCGAGTGTATGCACCAACAACATTACCTACTTCTTTAGTAGATTCAAGTTGATTCGCAATTCTAACCGCTTCCGATAATGCTTCCTCGAGTTGATCTATTAGATCAGCCGCGTGGCTAGTGCCTTCATCATCCCAAAGTGCTTCTTGGACTGGCTGTTCTAATGAACTACCGTTTTCAACAATCATCGCATATTTTTTTAATAAGTCTGAACTCATTTTAATAATCCTTTTAACATGCCTGTGTATTTTTTCCATAAGTTGCTGTCTTCTCTAACAGCCATCGGATTGTCACCTGGGTATTCTTTGCGGAATTGTTCCTTGCTACGATGTAAATCATCACCGCTAGGAATAGCAGCACTTACTGGGCCAATTTTTTCGTTTGGTGTATTAGTATATTCAATATCACGTTCTTCATCAACTTCTACTTCAACAGGTTCAACAATGCCTTGTGCGATCGCTGTTTCTGCGTCATGCGGCAATTCAACCGCAAGTGCTGTTGGAGCTTCTACTTCTTCCATGCCTGCTAACTTACGGAATAAGTTAAGCGCATCTTCTTGACCATTAGCAGTAATGCTAACGTTGATATCTTCTTTAACTGTGTAACGTTTACCGTCAACTTCAAACTCTTTAGCACCGCTGGCTTTAGCAGCCGCTAATGCGCCTGAAAATTCGTTGCCTTCTGCCATATCAGCTTCATTAACAACATCTGCGGCAGCATAGAATTTATCATGGCTGAAGCGTGGGTTTTGTTGTTTAAATATATCAGCGTGATGTTGTGCTAACTCTTTACGTTTAGCCTCATCTGGAATATTTTTAATTAAATCTGCTACCATACGGAAGTCTTTACGGCTTGCGGCCTCTTCAATGGTACTAGTGTCAGTAAACTCCTTGGTGCCTAGCTCAAACTTTTCGCCCTGTGGTGTGGCAGCTAGTTTACCAGTAAACGCATTACCTTCATCCATCACGTCATCTGATTGTTCTAATCCTGTAGATTGCTCTACTGTGGGAGCAGTTAAGCCCGCTAGTTTAGCAATCTCATCTAACTCTTCTACACCGCCTAAATGACTATTCATTGGAGCACCACACTCTGCTACATCTTTACAATAGTGACCGTATGATGTTGCTACGTCACCTAAGAAATCTTCGTCCATTAATAGAATGTTTCTAGCTTTATTAGGAGCAATACCTTGTGCTACCATTTCTTTACGTACGGCATCAACAAACTCAGGACCTGCTGTGTCTAAATGTGGATTTACACCAGCCAATGCTTTAGCAATTTGTTCGTAGAAGTAATCGGTTTCTTCCATAACACGTGCTTCTTTAAGTTTAGCTAGTTTAGATTTTTTCATCTTAGGAGCAGAGTTTTCAATGGTGTCACCAAATTTACAGCCTTCTTCTACATGTCCGGCTTTTTTAGCTTTCCACGCGGTAGCATAAGCAATGCCTTTTTCTTTCTTAGATAGATTACCGTCTTTAGCATAACCTTTCTTAATGTGTTTAACCATACGTTCGGCTTTCTTGCCCGGAGGTGCCACTTCATCTAAATCACTAACATCATCTTTTTGTGCAGCGCCACCGTAGGCTTTACCAGCAACTTTACGGATTGGGGTGTTTGTATTGCTACCACCACGCTCAGCACGTTCGTCTTCTTGACGGTCTTTTAGTGCTTGTAGACGTTTACGTTTAGCAATGGCATCAGCATTTGGCGCTTCTGGTTCATCGTAGGCCGCTTCGCTAAGATTTTTTTCTTTCTTCTTCATAGCCGCAACAAAGTCTGCCAGTTTACAGTCAGGGTTGGATTTTTTAAATTTTTCGTAGTTTGCTTTGAACTTAGGGTGCTTAGGATCATCAAGTGTATATGGACCTTGACCTTCTTTAATTTTTAGTTTGCTGGTTAGATCTTTTGCGTCACCGCCAAACATATCTTTAAACGCACCTTTGGCATTGTTTTTATCTTTAACTGCTTTCTTAGGTGGTTGATTAAAAGATGAGGAGTGACGTACACCGTATTCATCGTAGTCGTCGCTACTAAACGGTTTAGCTTTTTTTTCCTTAGCGGCTTTCTTCATTGGCTCTTTCTTGTCGCCGTCTTTGTCCATATCTAAGAAGTCTGGTTTAGCAGATTCTTTAAAAGTTTGAAATTTAGATTCCAGGCTTCGAACAGCCTCCATAATATCGCCTTTGGCTTCTACACTCTCATAGATTTTTTCTACCGGTGTTTCTGGTGTTAAGGCCGCAGTATCAGTGATACCTTTTAATTTGCCTAAGATGTTATAGATGTTGTTACTGTTGCTCATTTTATTGTCCTTTTACCGCTGATGGGATTTTATTTTTTGTGCTGCCAACTGGGCTTGTGTTGCCTGTTGGAATATCATTTAAGGTTTGTGACTTAGTTTCATCGTTGCCGGCTATATCAAATGTTACTTTGCTTAGTTCTTTTAACAAGGTACCTGCTTCTGCGTATGATTTACCAGCACCATTAGAAGTTTCCTCAAGAGGTTTATCTAATACTGCTTCGCCTTTTTTAAATTCACGAAGTTCATTACCCTCTAAGTTCCAGCGCCAGGCTTCTTCCGGATGGTTAGTAGGAACTACAACTATATTAGCTGACGGGTATCCGGCACGTTCTGCAATTATAGCACGTAATTGTTGATCAGTTACTGGATATGTTAACACCGCATCCATTAGATAAATTTGACAATTTTTCATGCTAGGGAAATCGATATCACTTTCCATTATTGGTAAGCGTTTAGCTTCACTAAGACTTTCTAAACCATACGAATCTAACGCAGTTTTTAAACGATCTACTGTTTCTGCTGGATCGATATTGGCTAGTTTAATACGAAATTCGTATGTTTTTTGTGATTGAGTTAAATGTTCTAAAAAGTTTTTCATACCTATAGGTCCTGTATAGTGTTATTTATGCTAATTTGACAACTTTACTTCTTAGTGTTGTTTAATAATATTTGCTTCAGTAGTTCATTTCGGTCAATGACTACGCCTTGCCCATCTTCTGCATCTAGCAACTTATCACCGTCATTTTTGTTAGCATCCTTGGCGGCCTGCTGATCTAAACGCATTTTTTTAAGTTGTAGATCAATAGTACGCATCTTGCGATCTAGTTTAGCTTGTTTAGCTGTAATAGCATGGCCTAGTAATGTGCCAGCAGTGGCTAATATGTGCCCACTAAAGCGTGCCTCTACATTCATACCCAAGTCAATTAAGTCTTGGAACTTTTCTTTAGCTAAGTCGCTTAGTTCATCAAGCTCTTTATCACCGACGTCCAAATCATGAACAAACGGTAAAGCAGCATCAATTTTATCAATAGCAGTATCCACAGCTTCGATCATCTCACGATTTTCTTCAATGGTTGTTTCTGCTTCTTCTACTGTAGTTTCTTCCTCAGTAGGAAGGTTAAAAAGTTCGGATAGTTTTTGTGTCATAGTAATACTATTTACACTATTATAGATTATCGTTTAAGATTTTTAAAGATATCGTATTCTGTGATTACACGAAATCGTATATTGTTAGCACGACACCAGGCATCAGCAGCGGCCCACTTGGCCATATTAATAGCTACGCTTAGTTTATCGCGATAGCTTTTAGCTGATTCCATTGTAGTTTGTGTACTTGGTTTGATTTCTACTAGTTCTGTATGCTTACGTTGATTTTTGTCTACGTATACTACCAAAAAGTCAGGCACATAGATTGTTTGTTTACCGCTAACTGGATTAAAGTATGGGATCTGAATAGCTTCACTAGCCCAGCTAACTACAGCAGGATTATTATCACAGAAATTACAAAAAGTAAATTCCCAACTACTACGATACGTGGGTGACCTTTTACCTATGTACTTTTCTATGTTCTTTATTTGATATTTGCCGTTGGCGTATTTGCTCATTATGGTAAGATGGCACGTTGAATGTATTTGTTAGTTTTTGGGCTGTTGTTAATTCCTAATAGGCTAGTATTAACACGATCTAAATTCAAAAACATACATAGGTAAGCATTAAGTTCATTTTCTTCAAAATTGTATTGAACTTCATAATAATTGTATATAGGGTCTTCTATTTGAGGACCAGTAACTAACTCTGCCTTATATTTTGTAGAGGCTATTAGTCTATAGTTTTCAGTTAATTCATAAAACACATTTAATAGAGGGATATAAAACAACTGGCCTGCTGTATAGTTAGTTCTATCAGCATTAGCAGTTTGGTAAGAAGTATAACTACTAATAAACATTTCTGAATCAACAGGGGTTTTAACTTCAGTCTTTCTACCTGTTTTTAGGCGGCGCAATTCATCGATGATTGACATAGGATCTACACCCCGTGTAGATGCTGTATAGACTACAGATGCTGCGAGCAATTTGCCTGTTTCTTTATCGCCAGTAAATGCCTGAAAGAATCCGATTACAGCTTCGTTAGCATTAGGATCAATACTCACTTCTGATTTGAAAAAATTAGTAAAATAGTCATCTGTAACGTTGTTTACAGTAACAACGGGTAAATTTCCAACAACTGCGGCCATATTTGATCCTTATAAATCTATTCTACCTAACCCAATCGACGGTATTAATGAATCCGCTGAATTCATATTAAGTACTTTATTGGCACTAGCGGCCTTGGGTATACCATAAATTGATGTAGATCTACCGTTTTGCGCTGATGCTTGAGTTGGTACAAATATTGTACTTTGTGTATTTTGCCCACGGATAACATCTTTTGCTAATTGATTAAATTCTTGGGTAGCAATAGTTTTAAGATTTGCTCCTTTAAAATTTGTACCCATTCTAGCCGCTGTTACTGCTGCTGTAGCAAAATTACCACTTTGTAAATTAGTAAGAATGCCGCCCACCCCTTCAACCAGGCCGCCGGGACCTAGTATACTTTGTGTACCCCCACCCAAAGCAGTCAGTGGACTAGGACTATTGTCATAGTGACCCATATTAAAGCCTCTAACTGTGCCATCAGTTACTGGACCGTACTCGTACTGTACAGCTTCGTACGCCAATGACATCGAATGTTCTAGGGTATTATATTCACCTTGTTGGTGTTGCCCATGTTGAAAACTTGTAATAGTAGGATTTATCAATATATATGAACTAAAACTTTTTTGATGTAGGCTGTAAATTCTAATACTGTTTATATAATTTGGCGCATCCGTACCCAACGGAGTGTATCCCCACGAGGTTGCCTGACGTGTTGTGTATTTGTGAGCTTGATGATATAATTCCTCTGAGTGGTCAGAGTCTCTATAGTAATACGAATAATAGCCGTACCAAAAATTACGAACGATATCACTACTATCATCATGAAACGTTAATGTTATTGGATCGTATGTAATTCTTTCTTGTATTATATTTTTTCTATTGTAGGCATTTAGTACTTTATTCTGTACTGTAAATTTCGGCAAGGTTGCTGTTTTTGCTAGTAGTCCTATTTCATACAATGTACTAGGATTGGCATTGTCTTGTTGGTAAATTTGAGGGTTAACATCAATGAACACATGGAACATTGCCCCAGATTTTGGGCCCAAACGATACAAACCATCAACAAAGGTACGGGCTGCATGCTGATAATCTTTTAGATCAGTCCCGGTGCTTACCCCTTGAAAGAATTGGTTTAAAAAACCAGCCATATATTAATCCTGTTTATATTATTTATCGAGATAAAAAAGCCCGGGTTTTAACCGGGCTTTACTATTATTATATTTTTCGTCTGGATTAACCAGTAATAGAACCTACGCCTTTGACTGATTTCACAGCTTCTTGACCTATCGCAAAGCCAACGCCATCTACTTTGCCTTCTTTGTACTGGATTGCGTTATCATAACGAATAGTTAGTTGGATTGTCATAGGGTCGTTTGAACTATATTCAGCATTAGCATAATCAACACTAGTCAAGAAACAACCGTACATTTCCCACGTTTCTAATGTTAATGGAGTATCTGCTCCGTTGCCGCCGTCTAATACTTCAAACCGTGTTAAGAATTTATAGTCAACACCAGTAGCGGCGCTAGATTGTTCCATAAAGTCAAATTGTTTTTGTAGTTGCTCGCCAACACGACGAGTAACTTCGCCACCTGCATCATCGCGTAGTTGACAAGTAACTGTTTCCCAAGTTGGTTTACCAGCATAGTAAACTCTGCTGTTGTAAATTGGGATCTCGATAGGATCAAATGTTAGTGTTGGACGTTTAAAATCCATAACTTGTTTTGTTAGTTCAGTACTCGGTGAACTAACGCCAAAGCTCTCAAATGTCACGCGGAAGCGGAATTTAAGTTTAGGCATCAACAAACCTTGTGCGCTTGCGCTTTGGTTTGTACTCAACGGTACTGTAAATTTATTTAATGACGCTGTTGCCATTTTGTTATTCCTTTTATATATTTAGCCATTTTAGCAGATAATGGCGTGGCCATTATCTGCGTACTTAATTGATTATAGTCCAGCAGCTATCTCGCCAGTACCTTTAATGCGAACTGGGATATAGATGAATTCGATTGCTTTAACTGGTTCAATAGCAATATCAACATACAACTCATTACGATCGATACGATCTGGTGTGTTGTTTGTTTCATCACATTGCACTACGTAGTCGTAGATACCACGTTTAGCAACTAAGTCATTTAACACTGCTTCGAATGATGATTTAACTTGATTACGTGTAATCGTGTCATTTGGTTCAAATATATACGGACGAGCAGTTTTATCAAGCACTAGACGTAAATAACAAACTAAACGGGCTACGTTAATACGATCTAACGCAGTAGTTGAACTAGCACGTGTTTTTTGACCGTATGCCACTAAACCAACACCTGGTAATACTGTTAACGGGTTAACATTGTTTTCATACAATGTATCACGCAGGCCTACTGTTACGCCAATGCTCTTAAATGTAAAGTTATCAAGAACATCTACATAACCAATAGCTGTAATATTATCCAATACGCCACGACGCACACCTGCTGGAGCAAACCACGGATAGCTTTGATTGTCGCTACGGATAATAGCACGTAACATTGCGTGGCTTGGAGGAACAACTACGCTGTTGCCGTCTAAGTTAGTAGCTAAACCACTTGGGTAGTAAACACCCAAGTATTCGCTACGACTTACAAGACCAAATAAACCATTTTCAGCAGCTAAGCCGGCATTAGTGGCCCAATTAGTGATTTCTGTCGAGTTACTTTGTAACGTCATTGGACTATCACCAATAACAAATGCTGTTTGTTTACGATCGTTATTTAAAGTAATCATGTTTTGAATTAGTTCTGGGTAACCCGGAGCACAAATTAAGTTAAATTCGACACGCTCTTCACGTACATTTGTACTTGATTCAACTGACGCTTTTAATGCTTCGACTACTGTATTACGTTGAGCAAATCCGCCAAAGTACGGAACACCTGTAGTAGTATTAACACCACTATGAGTTACCCAAGTAGCCGCTACAAAATTAGCGCCAACACTTGCGTGGTCTGTTAAGTAATTACCCTCGAAACGTTTAACATTGAAACCGCTACGACGTGTATTAAACAATAGGCCGCCACGTGGTGATAATGCGTAATCAGGAGCATCACTGTCGATGTAAGATGAATTTAGTAAATCTGAAATTAGTGGTAAAGTATCAACGATCGGATCTTCTGTTCCATCAACACCCCAACGAACATCAGCAAATGTAATTCCGTTTGAACTAATTTGATCTGTGTTATCAACTAGATTCCATTCCGCGCCATCATAGCGATAAATTACAGGGAAAGCAAATAGGTTACTTGTATCAATCCACAAGTCACCAGCAACAATCGGATTACCATTACTTTGTACTGTAGGAGCAGAAGTACTAATAATAGGACCTGCTGAGTCAGTAGCAGTTAGATCATAACCACGAGCATCGTTATTTACTGTGCTATATCCTTTCCATCCTGCGCCATCATTAATCATAATATCTACTTCTGTAGCATCATTATAATACCATAATGTACCATTGTTTGGGTCGCTATATGGAGCAGATGAAGAGAATGTGTAGGTTAGTGGAATAAATGGGCTTGCCAAATATTCTTTAGTGCCAACTAGTGTAACATTACTGTCATTATTCCAACCAGCAGTAGCTACGGTAGTTCCTGAGCCAACATCAGTAAGTCGAATAGTACCACCAGCTAGGTGTGTTAAACTAATTGCGCCAGTCGACTCTACGTTAGCTACTAGATTAGGCAAATTAGCGGCTAAAATATCTGCCACTAAACTCTGTGCTGTAGTACCGCTTAAATTGATAGTAGCACTTGATGTTGATACTGTACCCGGAACCGAAACTTCAATAGTAAGATCATGACTAGCGTTAAATGTTGGGCTAGTAGCTGTACCTGTAATTTTTAGTAAACCGGCCACGTCTTTTACATAGGCTGTAAATTTAGCTGTGTTGTTCTCTGCTGTGTCGTATCTTACATACACAGCACCTACTGAAATTTGTGTGCCGCCACCTGTTGGATCTAGTCCTAATATAGCAGCGTTATCATTTGCGTATAGCGGAGCACTAACTGAACCGAACGCAGAAGCAGAAGAATTGTATTGTTTAAATGCCCAATTGGCGCCGTTGCCAATTGCCGTTGTTTTAAACCATACACTACCAGTTGGTCTTGGTAAAGCATCTGTAGCTAACCATGCTGGTGTATCGCGATAATCGCCATATTGGATTGTTGGTGTTGCTATAGTTTTACCTGATATGTGAATATTAGCAGTAACTTCAGCAGTAGTAAACAATCCCAATTTAACAGCACAATCGGAAGTTAAATCTGATTTAATACGAACATTACCATCAGGTGTAGCTGAAACGTTACCTGTAGTAATAGCAGCCGCATTAGCACGAATTTCTAAGTAACCAGCAGCATCAACTGTAGCAATAACACCTTTAATGTGTGCGGCTGTAATATCTGCGGCTACATCTGCTACTGTTGTACCTGAAATAGCAACCTGAGCATTATTAATCCACAAAGCGTCACCAATTTGTAACGCAGTACCACCACTAGGGATACTAGTACCTGTAATTGTTGATTGAGACAACTGCCATGGAGCAGAACCAACTAGTGTCCATGTATTGTCGTATCGTTTATAGTATAAAGGATTTGTTCCGTCTGTACTATTAATAGCGTAGTCGCCAATAGCACCGTATGAACTAATTGGTGTTGCCCCTGACAAGTATGCTGTATCAGTAATAGGTGTAACTGTAGTATTTGTAAATCCGCCAGTCGACGCATCGAATTCAAATAGACCTAGTGTAGTTAATGATTGATCTAACCAATAAACTCCATCAGATGGTTCTCCTGTTGGACGAACGCTTGTGCCTGTTAGTTGATTTAAATCAACATTAGCACGTTGTACATAAACACGATTGGCCACGCCCAATGCGCTGTAAGCGGCCAATAAACCATATTCGTTAAGTTCACTAGCATTGATTGGGTTGCCATTCGCATCTAATTGGAATGATGGGTAACCAAATGTACTAATAAGTTCTCGTTGACTTGTAATAGTAATTAATTTATCAGAGTTAACTGTTGTAGTGCCCGTGGCTAGTGTGCCACTGGGATTAAATTTGTCTTGCGCTGTTGCAAGAAGAATTAAAGGTATAGTACCAGCTGCAGTTGGTTGGTATTGACTTTCGTCAGTAACTGTAACTTGTACGCCTGGGGAAATTAGTGCCATAGTATAGTATCCTTTTATAATAATACTTTAAACTATTTATTTTATATTATCAAAATCGGTGCTGTTAGGTGCCCTTTAAAAGGTTCAACTAAATAGATGTATGCAATGGCGAAAATTATGTGAGGTTTGCGGCAAAAAACCCGCAGCGATCAACTATAAACGTGAAGGCGTAACCTATTATAGGACTCGTTGTGACAGTTGTATACGTAAAAAGAAAAATAAAGCCGCACCTGTGCCAAGTTGGCACAAGGCAGGTTACAAAAAGAAACCGCACTGTGAAAAGTGCGGCTTTAAGGCAAAATATAAAGAGCAACTATTTGTTTACTACACTGATGGTAATCTTAACAATAATAGTCTATCCAATTTAAGAACAATATGTGCCAACTGCCAATACGAAGTAGCTCGTGACGGGCTAGGCTGGCGCCAGGGCGACCTCGTTCCCGACTTTTAATAGTGCTTCTACCTGCGCATACAACTCTTCGATGGTTCCATCATTTTCAATAACTCGATCAAACTTACTGCCCACCCAACTGTACTCGCTGGCATGAACATTAGCTTTTTCTAATACATCCTTGCCTATTGCCCAGCCAATACGCTTCATTCCTTTATTATAGTTCTTAGCATGCTCATACCATTCGGGTTCTACTCCACGTTTGACTCTAAGCACCTTAGCACCAATGTTTTTAAGGGCTTTAATTTCATTTGGAAAACGGCAGTCAGTAATAACAATATCGTCTTTGCTGTTAAGTAGCCTATTTTCTAAGCTCGCTACCCACATATCATTGTGGAAGCCCCTACGTACTACTTCTGTGCCCCAATATTGTAAAATATATCGCGGTGTGATGTCTTGCTTTAAGCGAGCACTCCACCACTCGTCTCGAGTTTCTCGCCATTCTCTAGATTGTTTAGTACGGCCTTCTAATAGCTCACGGTCCCATCCAAATATCACACTTATAGCATCTTTGAGGCTGTTAGCAAAGCTCTCGCGTTTGTAACCGTGGAAATTAACTAGATAATCGGCTATAGTATCTTTGCCAGATCCCATAAAGCCGCAGATAGCGATGATAGAACTCATAAAAACTCCTAATTGATATGTATATTTTATTACAAAAATATCACAAAGTCTAGCTATTTTGGAATTCTTTTATTTCTTTTTGAATCCATTCTGGTAATGTGTTGATTTTATCTTGTTCACAAAACTTTGGCCAGTTTTCTCCTTTTACCGAAGAATAAAATATTCGCCAGTTGATCATATCATCATAGATACGGTGGGTTTGATTATTTTTTTCTATTAGAGTCTGTAGCTTATCTAAATTGTTGTAGTAATATAATGCTTTGCTATGTAAAAGTTCTATTATAGATTTATTATCTAGCAAAGTACTAATATTCGTTTCATTAATTGTTGCCGCTAGCTCTGCTCGATTATTAAGTACCAATTCTGCGAATATATTAAAGTTATGCTCTGCGTCTTGTTTAAGCGGTAAAAATTCGTCATCAGACATATCTAATATGCCTTGGACATTTTTTACAATAGCTGTTAATCTTAGATTAGGATCAGTTATTGAATCATAATCCGATACAGGCAAGTAATTTTCAAAAGTCCTAAATCCCATTTTTTTAAGTGTCGATAGCACACCAACATTGGCAGCTAACACAAACGGATGCTTATTAACTATAGCCTTAAATGTTTTTTCTGAAATAAATTGTTTGTTATTAGTATTAAATTCAGTTTCAGCAATTAAACTAAATTTAGTCTTTTTATGAAGATCAACAGCTAAATCAAAATATGAAAACTTCTTGTCTAAATATTCGGTCGATTTAAAAGAAGTTAGATGATTTATGAATTTGTTAAAGTCAATGTCTGCCGCAACAAACAAAGCAAGGTCCAATGATAGTTGTTGCGTAGAAATTTTTATTTCACCGTATCTATCATCTATTAGATTATGTTTATACAGTTCTGACAACAATCCTATCCTGTTAAATTTATCTAACTTACCGGGTAGAAATAAAAATTTATTTTTGTATTCGATTCGATTGGGTGTCGGTATAATTGGATTGTAATAATCTATCATTGAGATGACACTGCTGAGATATATTACATTGTAAGCACTTAGCTCTGATCTAAAATCTTTCGCCAAGTCACTAACAGTAAAGATTAAATCTGTGATGCCAATAGAAGCAAATTTAATTGTAAATTTTTCTAACGTATACGGAACAGTGTAAAAAAATTCTGTATTAAAATCATGATGCCATAATAAGACTACACGATCGGGCTGAGAAGTTTGATTTGCTCTATAATTATCAAATATTGAATCTATACCTATATCTAAATTAGGCTGGTATAACCCCGAAAATAGCTCATACAAATCTATGACATGCGTAGTCATGCCATCACTAGCCCATAAACCAGGTTAAGGGTGTTCCCCCATCAGCATAATTTTTAACGTCTTCATCTAATCGCTCTAACAAGGCAGCGCCTTCTGTTTTAAGTTGTGTACCATTTAGAGTGGTACCTCCTTGTGGGCCAGCAATTTGCGCAAACTTTTCGCGAGCATTACCGATACTAATCATGACAAATGCTAGAGCGTAGTCTTGGATCCAAGGCAATGCGTGTGTGTCATTAAACAACATAATATCGGGTTTATAGTTATCTACATGTAGTAGAACGCTTTCACTGATATTTTCATTATAGTTTTGTCCAAAATTTGGAATTTTACGAGTTAGTACTAATTTTTTAGTAGTGCGATTAAATGAAAACTGAATAAATCCACCAAACATACGCATAGCTAGCTTTTGATAGTCTACAAATAATTCGTAGTTCACCAAACCACCAACACGACCTGCTACTAGCATATAAGTGTTTAGATACCCACTAGCAAATGGTTCAAACTGACTAGCAGTCGTGCCTGTAACTGATCCAATACCACGACGGTACATAGCACGTACATTCATAATTTCTTTAGGAAGAATATATTCTTGCGTTTCAGGATAGACATCTAAGAAAGCGTAACTTTCTTCTACTGAGTTAGAACTCTTCTGACGATAGCGCAATAATGCCTGGGTAATCCCCATATCAAAGTGCTCTTTGTCTGCTTCAACATCAACCATACCATCACCCAATCTAAAGCGAATATAGTCAATGATATCGTTCCGTTGTTTAGCTACTGTCTCAAGCTGATCTTGTAAATTTTGATCAAACGCGATATGGCCAGCACCTGTACCTGCGACTGGGTCAAATAAAGATTTAGTAGTTAGACTGAGATGAGATGTTAAATCAGTTGTTGCTGTTACATTTGCTGGTAAGTCGGCCATCATATTATCCTATTATTGTGTATTTATGTCCAACAACAGGATAATATTAGGTTTATGCTACTCTGAGTAAGATAGTGTCTTGATTGATACGTCCGTTTAATTTAATATCAGTTGCTTTGATATCATCTAAGAACTTACGTAATTGGATCTTTCCTGCGGCCATAAACTCTTTTAACTGTAGCTCTGGCTTACGTAAAGTTTTTTGTACGCTTGTAGACTCGTTAAAACCTGTTATAGCAGTACCTTTAACGCCTAGTGCTCCACCCATTGCTTCCGCCACGTACTTGCCTAGTTTGCGTGTCTTGGTATTATATACCCAAAGCTCTTGTGCGCCGATGATATCAACTGGGCTAATACTTACTAATTTAGTAGTAGGGTCATTTTTAAGATACTTAAGTTTAGCGACTAATTTCTCTTTTTGTGGCGGCTTACGTACTGCCGCTTTCTTAGTTGCCTTCTTAACTTGTCCGTACTGTGTTAGTCCCTCAAACAGTTTTGTATAAAACGCATCATAGCGTTTCCAATCTGCTGTTTTCATATAAGCATAAGCATCTTTAAGATCTTCGTCTTTAGTTGTTTTGGCTTCTGTAATTTCAGCATACCGGCGTTCAAACACAGCCTGTATTTTACCCAGCATTGCCTGTGGTACGCTTTTACCGCTTAGATAATCGTATGCTTTAGGGTCAATTGTTTCACCCTCGTATAGTTTATCTTCAAGTTCTTCAAAGTGTAGGATATGAGTCTTCATGATATCATTCATACGGTCTTGAATTGTAATAACTTTAACAGCTGGTTTAGTTTTATCGGCTACTTCCTCAACTACTTTTTCATCTGCGTCATCTAACGCTAGTGTTTTATGTACCGTATCAACGATGTATTTGATGTGTCTGGCCAACAACGGCATACCTTTAGTGTGTGCTTTAATTAGTGCAGGAGCAGTTAATGGAGTATACCCGTCTGTGCTTTTAGCAAAGCGTGTAATAGTTGCCGCATCTAGTTTATGGGCAATACCCGCTGTTTGTTTTAACCAATCTACCAAATACTTTTTAAGTTCTTTGCTAGAATAGAAATAGTTATAATAGCGCAGACTTTCGCGCATATGATGGTCAAAATCTGCTTCATCCATTTTAAGAGCACGCTCAGTATCCCAAACTGGTTCACCGCCCATCGCTTTCTCATCAGCAAAAATAGGATCACGTGTTGCTGTTTTAGCTTTTTTCTTTGCGCCATCTACTTTAATTGCCATTTGTTATTTCCTTTTCTAACTCGCGTTTAACCATTTTATAGGCTGTTTTTGTGTGGGTGTCTATGTCATCCCATTCAGTTTCGATTGCCTTAAGTGCCGCCCACAGGTTACAGACACCGCTCATTTCTCCAAACCCTTGTACTTCTGCGTATGCTTCTTCTATTGTCATAATTAACATTATATAGCCTTTTTGGTAATTTGTCAACCTGTTAATAATACAGCAAACGTTATCATGCGTTCATAGTTTGCTATCTCTTCATTGACTTTGTCAACTAATTCTTTATGTAGTCTAGTTTGCTTTTGATGCCTGCGACAATTGATTTCTTCTTTACTTATATCTTTAACCATTAAGCCAATATTATGACTGATGTTCCACATTTCGTGTGTATACTTTTTCATACGGTGTAGTGGAGCTTCAAGTGCTGTTTGTACAACAGGCCAATCTAAACTTGTCTGTATTTGATGTTTCATAGTTTCATAAGTATACTATCATTTCTTCTAGTTGTCAATCAGCTAAATACTAGATAATAGGATATAGTAATGCCACGTCTTTCACTTTATCGTCCAAATAAGGGCAATGACTACAAGTTCTTTGATCGAAGAATTAGTGAAATGTTCACCACTGGTGGTACTGACATTAATCTTCACAAATACTTAGGTCCTGTAGATCAGGGATTTACTAGCAACACCGAACCCGGTGGCACTAGTGTTACTACTATTCAAGACTTATTATTCTTAGAAAATCGCGATCGCAAGTACGACACTAGTGTATATACTATGCGTACTATCTATCGCATGAACGATAATGATTTTGATCTAACACAATTCGGTCTATTCCTAACTGGCGATACTATATTCATGGTATTCCATTTAAATGACATGGTTGAGAACTTAGGGCGCAAGATTATGATAGGTGATGTGTTAGAATTGCCGCACCTTAAGGACTTTTATCCACTAGACGAGGGAATTGCCGCAGCACTTAAACGCTACTATGTAGTACAAGATGCTACTCGTGCTGCCGAAGGATTTGCTCCGACTTGGTACCCACACCTATGGCGTGTTAAAGTTGCTCCGCTAGTAGATAGCCAAGAATACAAAGATATTCTTAATAACATTCCAGGAGTTGATACCAATGGTAACGGTATACTCGATCCAGGTGAACCGTCGTTAGGAGAGTTATTAAGTACCTATAACAAATATATTGATATTAATGATGCGGTGGTAGCACGTGCTGAATCAGATGTTCCGGCTAGTGGGTATGATACTAGCTTTATCTACCACGAACCTGTACAGGATGCCTCCGGCTACCCGGGCGATCCCGGTGCTTTAGATGCTAGTAATGCCACTGAAGATGCCAGCGAAAGCATCAGTGATGCTAGTGCTATTACTACAACCTCGTCGAGTAAAGTACAGGGGTATTTAACCAGTGACGGTCAATTACCTAATGGCGGTGTAGTAGCCGCTGGTGTCGCTTTTCCTAATACACCAACTGTTGGTGACTATTACCTACGTTTAGATTATATCCCCAATCGACTATTCCGTTACGATGGACGTCGATGGATTAAAATTGAGGATAACGTGAGAACAAATCTTACACCCGGTGCTACAAATACAACACAACGTAGTGGCTTCGTTAATAATACAGATGCTAACTATAAAAATGCGCTAGGGTGGGATGCTATTAAAGTTGCAAGTCCATATACTCCGTCCACCGGAGCTCACACAAATTCATTCACATTGAGTAACAAAACTGTAATTACAAAAACACCGTATGTTAGTACCTATGGCGTTAAAACTGTGCTTAATAGCTTAATTATTACCAATACCATAGCCAATACTGGTGGTAATTTGTCATTTACAGTGTCTAATACACTCAATACTAACGATGTATTAGAATACACAGTATATGCTAATGTAACATACCAGCGTCAAAGTTTAAGTGACGCACTAAGACCTTCGGCGGATAACTAATGGCTCAACAATTTTTTTATGATGCGCAAATCGAACGCTTTTTAGCGCAGTTCATTCGTATGGTGTCAGGGTTTCAAGTAGAGTTCGGTAAGGACCGTACTGGTACTACTACCTTACAGCGTGTGCCTGTTTACTGGGGTGACGGCAGTCGTCAGGTAGCAAGTATATTACAGAATAACTCAGCAGGTAACGCACTACCCCCTGTCCCTGCTATGACTGTGTATATCAACGGATTAACCTACGATCGCGACCGTGTTCAAGATCCTACGTTTGTTGGTAAGATGAATATTCGCCAACGCTACTACAACGAGTCTACGCAAGAGTACGAACAACGTCAAGGAAACGCATTTACTATTGAACGTATGATGCCTGTTCCATATACGTTAGAACTTAAGTTAGATATATGGACTAGCAATACTAAACAAAAATTACAGTTAATTGAGCAACTTCAGGTATTGTTTAATCCGGCATTAGAAATACAAAGTACCGACAATTATATCGACTGGACTAGCTTGAGTGTAATTTATTTAGAAAATGTTAACTGGACTAGTCGATCAGTACCCATTGGTACCACTGATCCGATTGATGTTGCTACGCTAACATTTAAGTTACCTGTATGGATTAGTCCGCCCGCTAAAGTTAAAAAACTTGGAGTGATTCAAAAAATTATTTCTAGTATACACGATGCGCAAGGCGATTTAAATTCAGCATTGTTTAGTGAAGCTAACCTATTGGGTAATAGACAATATTTTACTCCCATGGATTATGCTGTATTACTAATTGGTAATACCTTAACTTTACTTAAAGTGAGCGAAGTAGAAGCTCCTAGAGATGATCACGGACAGGTGTTAATCGAAACCCCTGTTAAGATCGGTACTAGAGATATTTGGCGTAATTTAATTAATGTCTACGGTGTGATAGAAAATGGCATTAGCCAAGTGCGGTTAACTAGCACAGATGGTATAAATGAAATTGTTGGTACTGTGAGTTATCACCCGACTGATGATAGTCTATTAATATTCAACGCAGATATAGATACATATCCAGCAAATACATTAAATCCTATAGATGCGATCATTGACCCGAGAAAAAACACTGCGGTTGCTATGGCAGCATCTGCTACCAATGGATCTAGATTTTTGATATTAAATGACATTGGCAGCTGGGATACTGCGCCTGGTGATGGGCCTAGCGTATGGCGAGGAACAGACGGGCAAGATCTAGTGGCACGAGCAAATGACATCATTGAATACAATGGTACACATTGGGCCGTTTCATTTGACAACCAACAGGCAACTAGTGTAGAATATGTAAGTAATCTCAATACTGGGACTCAATATAAGTGGGATGGTGTTCAATGGGTGAAAAGCTGGGAAGGCGAATACAAAAACGGACTGTGGACTCTAGTGCTATAGAAGGTGTTGGCACGTTCATCTATTGTGTAACTACACATCGTTACTTATTCTTATTAAGAAATACTAAAAAATACGCAGGTACATGGGGTCTAGCAGGTGGCACCATCGAACACAACGAAAATCTTTTAGATTCACTATATAGAGAGTTAACTGAAGAGTTAGGAGTAGATTTTTCTGGAGTTAAACTTATTCCGATAGAAAAATTTACCAGCGATAAGAATAATTTTTCTTATCATACATTCATATTGCCAATCACTGAAGAATTTATTCCGCAATTAAATCACGAACATCGCGGATACTGCTGGGTTAAATTAGATGATCATCCCAAACCACTACACCCTGGCGTTTGGCGAACTATTAATTTCAAAGAAGTTATTGCTAAGATTAAAACCTTAGAATCTATACTATAAATCTGCTTCTAACGCAAATGTGTTATGGTTTATCGCACGCACATTTGTTAAGTCTGCCCACTCTGCGGGCAAAGGATGTCCTGCTTTTGTATAAACAAAAGCAAAATTTACATCGTTGTATATCTGCATTAACTGTTTAAGATTAGTTTTCCACTTTTGGTCTAAGACAGTTGTCGTCAACGAATCGTAGTGTGCTGTTCCGGCATAGACGTTATAGTTGTGGCCAGGAGTGTCTTGCCAATCAAATCCTAGCATATAGATATTTTTATGGCCGTCAAACGCAGCAAGATATGCAGCAGTAGTGCCAGCATCAGCATACGGGTCATGTGGAATTAAATAAAATTTTCCAGGGTATTCTAGTGTGTGTATACTATTTGTATAAACTATGTTCTCATCAGTATATCCGCTAGTGGCTATTTCGTTAATTAAATTAACATTGCCAGTAGCTACTAAAAAGTTAGGTTGAAAATCTCTGTATAGCGCATTACATCCGTAACTTTGCAATGCCCTAGATCCTAGTAGACCACCACGATGATTCTTAATTAAATTAAGATTAAACGCTAATCTGCTAGGACCATTTCCGAGTACTACTGCTTGGTTAGATATCTGATTATTAATGATAGCGTTTGGTACTACCTCTGTAGTGTCGTGCCAAACTCCGTCAGAGTAGTTACGCTCAACTACAATATTTTCGCCTTGATAAAACTTTCTATATAGTTTATTGATCTTTAACATGATTGTCCTTAAACAATATAAGTAGTAGCAACTTTAACATTGCTATTAGTCAACGACGAGCTAGTGTAGTATAGTCGAACATTACCGCTAACTACGTTGGCTGTTAATGTACCTAATGAACCATTAGTATCAACTACACCGTAGGTTGATACATACGCATTACTACTGTCGTGAACTACTAACGCTTCCATTATTTGTACGTTAGCACTACTTTGTTTAATTTGTACAATGTATTTTGCGCTTGAGTAAGCAGTTGTCGCAAATTGATCCACTATTACTGGAGCACTTGCTGAACTAACTGTGGTGGCAGTTACATCATACGCTGTTTTAGTACTGTCTTGGTATGTCCATACTCCCGGCTCGGTCATTGTAACACGAAGTATTTTTGAGCTTGAACCTGAATATATCGATGAACCTACACCGTCTGCTGGACTGAATGTATTAAACCCGCTTGAGCTAGATACTTCTTGGCCCGCTGTTTGTGTAGTTGTTAATATACGAACATCAATTAAGTCGCCGTCTGCTGGATTTTCACTGAATGTTAGTGTGGATCCTGTAATGCTATAAGCAAGTGTTGGAATCTGTACGATACCGTTGATACTAACTACAGTACCGTTAGTGGTTGTATTTGAGCCTAATGCGTAAACATTAGCCAGGCCGTTGCCTGTAAACTGTTCACTTGTAATAATAGTAAATGTACTGTCACTACCAGCAACTGCCCAATCAGTACCATTATAAAACTCAAGTGATGAGTTTGTAGTGTTAAAACGCACCATACCAGCAACATCAACATTGCCTGTATTACTTGGGCGATCAGCAGTGCTACCCACCGGAACTCGGATAGAATCTGAGCTGTTAAATTTAACCACAGCACCTAATGTAGGTGTTGCGTTACTGCCGCCGATAACTACTGCTCCGTAATTGCTATCAGCATGTATTAATGTTGTAGTGTTAACACCTTTGACTGTGAAGTTTCGAGGAGTCGACTGTTCATTAAACACTGCGCCTCTGGCTACGTATAAGTTGCCGCCAACACCAATACCACCCGCTGTTGTTATAGCACCCGATAGTGGCGATACTGATTCAGCTGCTGACAATACTGAAAGGTTACCGTGTGTGGCATCAAATCTTGCTATTATTTTTTCGTCAGATACTCCGCCGGCAGTAATTACTACATCAGCTGAACCAGCACCTATTACTAAGTTGCCTGTGTAGGCTCCAGTAAATACATACCCGTCAGTGGCTTTAATGGCACTGTTATTGTTAAATCCGGTACTGGCTATCCCAACTGATATATACCCGCTGGCATTTGAACCTGTATTATTAATAGCAGTGAACTCAGACGCTGCTCCTGGGCCACTACTTAGATTTTGTATACTTACGCTACTGTGTAAATTAGCGTTGCTGGTGAATTGTGCTACACTTTCTGGATAAACTCCGCTAGCAATATCCTTGCCAACGGTTAATACTTTAGTAGAAGCAATGTGAGTGTTACCACCGATGTAGGCATTTTTAGCTATACCCACGCCACCGGCTACAATTAATGCACCTGTATCAGTTGATGTACTTTCTGTTGATGCTAATATGCTTGTATTACCTAAGATATTAGTAGTTGCATTACGTATGTTTGCTGTGCCTGTAGTAGCACCAAGTATCATTGTAGTTGCAGCACCAAATGCGTTTACTGTAGTAGCCGTTGTATTAAACACTGCCTGTGTTGTTTGTGAGCCAACTACGGTTGGGTTGTTAATAGTTAACGTACCGCTAGTAGCACCAAACTCTAAGTCAGTTGCAGCTTTAAATGCGTCTACTGTGGTAGCATTAGTATTAACTAAATTAAAAGTACTAGCAGTAGTTGTTATATCACCACCATTAACTGCTAAATCATCAGTTAATGTTGCCGCGCCTGTAACTCCTAGCGTGCCACTTAATGTAACATCACCTGTTACACCTAGTGTACCACCAACTGTGGCATTACCAATGATGTTTGTAGTTGCGTTGCGGATGTTTGCTACACCAGTAGTAGCACCAACTATTAATGTAGAGGCTGCACCAAATGCATTTACAGTTGTAGCAGCTGTGTTGAATACATCTTGAGTAGTTTGACTACCTACAAGTGATGGGTTATTAATTTTAAATGTACCGCTGGTAGTACCAAATTCAATATCACTTGCTCCACCAAACATATCCACTGTGGTTACGTTTGTGTTGAATAATGATACTGTTGCCTGGCTACTAAAGAATGTTGTAGCATTAGGGAAAGCAACGTTAGCATTGCGTATAGTTGCTGTGCCTGAAGTAGCACCTAATGTTAATGCTGTAGCCGCTCCAGCAAAGTTTAATGTTGTTGCTGCTGTGTTGTATAGGTCTTGACTGGCTTGCGTACCGACTACGGTCGGATTATTAAGGGTTAATGTACCAGTAGTAGCACCAAATTCTAAGTCAGTAGCAGATTTAAATGCGTCTACAGTAGTTGCGTTTGTGTTAAACACAGTAGCAGTTGTAGCAGTAGTAGTTATATCACCACCGTTAACAGCTATATCGCCCGCTAATGTAACATCACCTGTCAGACCTAATGTTCCGCCTACTGTGGCATTGCCTAAGATATTAGTAGTTGCGTTACGAATATTTGCTACACCAGTAGTAGCACCAACGATAAGTGTAGTAGCGGCACCAGCAAAGTTAAGGGTAGTTGCTGTGGTATTATATAGGGCTTGTGTTGCTTGTGTACCAACTACGGTTGGGTTGTTAATTGTTAATGTACCGCTAGTAGCACCAACGTTAATTGTTGTCGCAGCGCCACCTAAGTTTAGAGTAGTTGCATTTGCGTTTAATAAATCAAATGTGCTCGCCGACGTGGTTAACCCGCCACCATTAACTGCTAAATTGGCAGTAAGGGTGGTATCACCTGTTACTCCTAACGTAGTACTAAATTGCGCAGATGTGCCTATTAAATGTTTGTTTAAATTCCAGCTAGTAGTCGCATGTGTGTATAATATTGTAGCACTAGCTCCATCGACTGTTAAGCCAGCACCATCAGCTGCCGAACTGCTACTTGCGCCTTTGGCTACTGTAATGTTTAAATCTTCGACATCAAGTGTTGCTGTATTAACTGTAGTAACAGCACCGTCAACTTGTAGGTTACCTGTAATTACTACATCACCACCTACGTTTAAGTTTTTAGCAACACCAACACCGCCATCTACAATTAATGCGCCTGTAGTTGAGTTTGTACTCTGTTCAGTACTGTCAATATTAATATTTCCAGTTGCTGTTAAATTATTTCGAACTGTTGTTGTACCAGTAGTGGCAGCAATTGTTATAGTAGTAGCAGCACCAAACGCATTAACTGTTGTAGCAGTTGTGTTGAATACCGATTGTGTTGTTTGTGTGCCAACAACCGTTGGATTGTTAATAGTTAATGTGCCGCTTGTGGCACCAATTTCTAAATCTGTAGCGGCTTTAAAAGCATCTACTGTAGTTGCGTTAGCATTGGCTAGGTTAAATGTGGCACTAGTTGTAGTGATATCTCCACCGTTAACTGCTAGGTCGCCAACTAATGTAACATTACTAGCAACATGTACTGACCCGTCTACTGCTACATTACTAGCTAAATTATCAACAGTAACAAAACCACTGTATAAACTTGTTGTATTAGCATCAATAGCAAATACACTTACAGCATCTACGTTGGCTGTAATTATACCCGGATTTGTACCATCATCAGTAATAGTAATATCACTATCGTCGCTTTGAATGTTAGTAACACCACTGTTAATTTGAGTTTGTAAGTAACTTAGTGTTACCGCATCTTGAGCATCAACCGGATCACTAACACTGACAAGGCGTGATGTATCTAAGCTAACTACTCCAACCCCGTTTGGGCTTAATACTAAATTGGCGTCAGCGGTTGTTGTTTTGATAATAGCGTTACCGCCATCAAATTGAAGGCCGTCTACATCTAAAATATTACTTACATTATCAAAAGTAAGTGATGTACTGTCTGTTAAAACATTGGCTGCGCCTACAAACGGAATACGAGTTTCTGTTAGTGCTGTATCATAGATATTAGTAAACTTACCAGTTGCTGGTGTAACATTACCAATTACAGTGCTGTTGATGTCTCGAGCATTTAATGTTAGGTCAACATCTAAATTGTTTTTAATATTTGTGGTACCGCTTACGGCACCAATATTAACAGTTGTTGCCGCGCCAGCAAGGTTTACAGTAGTAGCATCAGTGTTTACTAAGTTAAATGTTGCAGCAGTAGTTGTTAAATCACCACCGTTAACAGCAACATCACCCACAGTGGTAAAGTTACCAGTACCCGATAAGTTTGCTACTAGAGTTTCAGCACCATACCATTTAAAGTTAAATGAGCTGCCATTTTCTGGCACGCTAGACCACATAGTTGCGGCGTCGATACCAATAGCATAATCAACTGTACTACCACTTAGTGCCGGGTAAAGAACTACTTTAGTACCAGCAGTTCTTGTAGTAAATGCCGGAGCACCTGTACCTGCGGCTGCCCAATCAATACGATTGCTAGTGCTACCGTTTAAGAAGATCTGTCCATCACCAGTTATAGCACTACCAGCACGTGTGCTAACTATCTGTCCAGGTGTTGTAACTGTAGCGTTACGTAATGTTAATGTACCAGTAGTAGCACCAAGAACAAACGCAGTAGCCGCTCCACCAATAGTTAATGTAGTTACATTTACGTTAGCAATATCAAGTGTCGATTGGCCGCTGTATAATGTAGTGGCATTTGGCAAGTACACGTTTGCGTTACGAATATTAAATGTACCGGTAGTAGCACCAGCAACTACGCTAGTTGCTGCTCCAGCGAAGTTTAACGTTGTAGCAGTTGTATTGTACAATGCTTGAGTTGTTTGTGAACCAACTACTGTTGGGTTATTAATTGTTAATGTACCGGTAGTAGCACCAAATTCTAAATCTGTTGCCGCTTTAAATGCGTCTACTGTGGTCGCATTGGCATTTAATAAATTAAATGTTGCTGCTGTAGTAGTAATGTCGCCACCGTTAACTGCCGCATCACCGCTCAAAGTCAACCCGACCGCAGTAAGATCACCAGTGGTTGATAGACTACCAACAGTAGAAATACCTGCTACAGTAATGTTACCAACTTTTAAGTTAGCATATCCGCTGTTATTAATAGTGCCGTAACCAGTACCGTCATCAGTGGTATAGGTTAATTCGAATTGGTTAGTGTCTTCGTTCCAGATAAGCGCAGTAGTTGCTTGATTGCCACGATTAAATAGCAGACCGACGTCGTAGGTGTTAGTGCCACTAAACGCATTGTTTAAGACTAATAATGGATCGTTAACGTAGGTGTTAGTAGAAGCTACTGTTAGGTATGTACTTGACCCTTGTACTGTCAAGTTACCAGTAATAGTAACATCACTGGTCATCGTTAGGCTAGCATTGAATAAGCTACCTACAATAGATCCCGGAACAATCTTGGTATTAGCAAGGATCGTTGAATCCGTAATCTGATTATTCTTAATTCTGGTTAGATTCGCCATTTTAGGTTAAAACTCCGCATATTATAATTGTTAATTTATACTACTGGGTAGCGGCGGTTCCATATTCCCCTGAGCTGGCACAGTTTGTTATATGTATTTAGCTGAGGCGGCAAGAAATGATGTGTGCTATTTTAGCGAAATGCAGGTCCTACACACCACATAACTAAGGTTTTTCTTATTCCACTAGTTACTGGTGTTACTCGGTGTAGCATACAACTAGGGAATGCTACTACTAGTCCCTTTTCTTTGCGGACCTGCGTAGGTTGTGCACTGTAGTACAATTCTAAATCGCCGCCTTCGTATTCGCTAGGGTCACTTAACTGTAAAACTAAACTGAATTTTCTAGGAGCAGTTGATTTAGTTCCACTGTCAAGATGCCAAGTATAGTGATCTTGATTGGTACTATCATAGACCGTATATTGAAAATGCTCATGAAATCCATATAAGTCGTACTTGTAGTATTGGCCATTTAGGGTTGATGCTATATGTGATAGTCTATCATAGAGCCATTGGCTGTCGGCTTGTAGATCAATCCAGGAAATTTTTGATCTACGAATTTCCTCAATTAACTCATTATTTTCAGCAGTGCCTACATTACCATCTTGAGCAGGTCTTGCTTCGCCGATGTTAATGATATTCGCAACATCTTCGTCGTTGAATCCACCTTCCCACATTACGAAAGGTTCTTCGCCGACACCAAAAGCAGGCGGGGGTGTAAAAATATAGTTTGACATTACATGTGCTCCAAGATACAGTATTTAACTGAGAGGATTGGCTGAGAGAGAAGTTTTTGAGTTTGGTGGTATGTTTAGATTACTGTGATTGCTTTTAGATCATCTAATGTTTCTGCTGTATCGGCTAATTTTGTAATGTCACGTAATCTTTCTTTTTCAGCTACAATAGCAGAAGTATCAGCGCCTGTTTCTAACGCACGTTGAAATGCCACATCTTGTGCGGCTAATAAAGGCACACGTTCTTCACGTAATCGTGCTTTAGTAATTTCTTGAGCTTTGGCAAAGTTTATTGTAATCATGCTGTATACTCCCAAGCATCTCTAAATGTTCTATCTGAAGGTATGTCTGATTCTTCTACAATTTTGTACTCTGCGCCGGCGGGCACATCTTTAGCTGCTAGTTCTTCTATTGTATGTGTGGCTAAATATTCAGCAGTAGGAACTAGTATTGCTACTCCGCCGTCTTCTTTTTTATATATAATTCTTTTCATATTTTATCCTTACTCAAAAATAGATACCATAACCCAGGCTGCATCCATCACGCCGCCTTGGTCATGACAGGTAAATATCGCTTGAGCAGTGGTAGTAGGATCAGTTAAATAATTTGATATCTCATTTGGCATAAGGGCAGCTTGTCCTCGCCCGGGAATTGCCGAACAACAGCCCACGCAGGTATAGGTAGTAGAAGACATTGCTGTAATGAAGTTTACTACATACCTACCAGTACCGTTATCAGTGATAGAACTGACATTTTGACTTGCTCTTATTGCCACTGTACCTTGTCCGTTAAAGTTAACAAACGCTCTAGCTGAATACGACGGCGCACTACCCGAAGCGGATGTTAGTTTTGTGGCTGTTGTAGCTGAACCAGCAGTAGATGCTGATCCCGCGCTAGTAGCATAGTCAGCAGTCGATGCTGATCCAGCAGTAGATGCTGATCCAGCACTAGAAGCGTAACTTGCTGATCCTGCGCTAGACGCATAACTAGCCGAGCCGTCAATATTTACACCCGATAGTGTTTGTCCGGCTGATGTACGATTTAATGCTATCGATGTTGTTCCAACATATAGCACATCTGTTGAGTTTGCTTTGCTGGCTATTGCGCCAGCTTGTACTGCGGCATTGCTTGTAAGAGTTGCTATGGCACTAGTAATTGGAGTTGTTATGCTAACACCATTTGCGTAGTTGTAGTTTGTACTGGAGATATTACCCGAGACTGTTAGATTACCTAAGGTACCTACGGTGGTAATATTGCCTTGTGTGTTATGTAATACGTCTGGTGTTACCTGTGTTAATGCCATATTAATTCTCTGTTATAGTGTATTTAACTTATTACCCCAGTAACTGTTCCGTTTACTATGAAGGTTGCTGTGCGCCCATTTAGCGTAATAGCTTTACCTACTGCGCCACCAGTACCGGCTGCTCCACCTGCCCCACCTGTTACTGAGATACTGTTGGCTCCTCGACCTCCGGCAGTTCCATTATTACCTGCTAGCCCGGCTACTCCTACTCCGCCAACTGCTCCGGGTGCTCCAGCTAAACCAACTGGATCTCGGTTTATAACATTAATACTGTTACCACCCGTACCACCACGACCACCATTACCTGTAGGCACCGCACCGGCCACGCCGGAATAATTTCCAGTATCTGTATTGCCAGCGCCGCCACCCCCGCCACCACCACCACCGCCGCCGCCGCCGCCGGCAATAATAGTAGCTCCGGTGTTATCTATCGAAACTGAATAATTCAGGGTTATTGCTGTACCACCAGCACCACCGTTGCCGCCGGTACCACCGGGTTTACCGGTAACGGCCGAGTTCGCTGGTAATCCGCCAGCTCCAGCAGTACCACCTGTACCAGCTGTTCCAACAATTG